TTGCTACTTGTATTTGTATTTGTTCTAATACTAGGATATTGAAATAGTTTCCAAACTTCATAAAATGGTGTTCATCATCTGCGACATCAAGATTCCAAACTAATTCTAATTTTTCCTTAGCATTTAACTCATTATATATTTCTTCTGAGAACTGCTTTACTAATTCACTCATGTTAGTCAAATCTGCAAAAGTCCATTCTCTAGAACTTAATATTTTTTCTACTTTATCTTTCATCATAACCACCCCTCATCTGCTCCACCATCACAAATATCTAAGTAACTACAAAACGAACATGTTCTAGCATTATATTTGGTTGGAAATAAATCATCTTCATATGCTTTTATTAATTTTGCTATGCTTCTCATAACTGCTGTATGGCTACTTTTCTTTTGTTCTTCTACATATATATGATTTGAAGCAGGGTATCTCCAACCCCAATGAGTTATTGGTAAATCTCTATTAATTCCTATTGCTTCTAATTGTTCTATCGGACAATTATCGAATAACAATTTATAATAAGCCATTTCTTTTCTCATACCTGTTTTTTTATATTCTTTCCATGCTCCTGTCTTTAACTCCATAGGGATATATCCTGTTTTATCTACAAACATTCTATCAATAATCCCTTGTAAATGCACAGTGTAATCTCTTTTTAAGGGGAACTTAGGAAAATCCGCTCGATTAATAACTATTTGTGCATCTAAACAAACTTCATTAATCACAGGCAAAAACATTTCTAATGTCTTATATTCTTTAGCAACCATAAAACGTTGTGCTTCATTAATAGATAAAGTTTCATACATTTCAGACATATTATCTATTGGAAATAAACTAAAACAATATTCAGTTACTTCAGCAACATCCATTGTTTCTGCCTTTTTAATATCAAAAATATTATAAAACTCTTCTAAGGCATTGTGAACCAAAGTTCCATTGTGCATCGCTTCAGAAGTATCTTGTGGTTTTCTTTCAATGTAATTAAATTGATATTTCTTAGGACACCAATCCATAGAACCCAAAGAAGATTTAGTTATCTTTAAAATAGGTTTACTAATATCATCTTCTTTCCATTCAGCATTCCATTGGTATGTAAATTCTCTTTCAAATCTATCTTTTTTCTGTATTTTCATTCCTCATCATTCTCCTTATCAAATTGATATGCTAAATTTCCTATTAACACTTCTATACATATATCACATTCACATTTTTTATGATGTTTAGATACAGGTAAAGTAAGTGGTGGACTATTAATCAAACTAATTGTGTTGTTTTCTATTGTTAATCCTATATACTCATTAGAATATTCTTCAAATAATATTGTTTTATCTGATTGTAATACCTTTTTATTTTTATTCATTTTATTAACTCCTTTTTTATTTATTTTCTTTTTAATTTTAATAACTAATTTAATTAATTTATCATATTTAATCTTCCATCTATCTACTCTTTTTTGCATAGACCAAGATAGTTTCAAAACCAATCCTCCAAATCTTGATGCCTACTTCTTATAATATTATTTACATCCCATTCCATTGCTTTGTAAATTGGTTCTGCTTTATTAACAATCTGATAAGCATAGTGCAAATAATCAGGAGTAAAACTAAGTAATTCATTTTCTTGTTTACCTGCAATCCAAGATGGCACTGTGTCTTTTTGAGTTAATGGATGAATATAAGTATTACTAATATTCTTAATTTTCATGTATAAATATGAATCATCAATAGGGACTTCGTTAAAGGAATTGTAATACAAAACTCCTTCAATACCTGAACCAATTACTGGTTTCTTATCTTGAATTGTTCGTAGGTTAGGATTATTACAACATTTCCAATTATCACTAGAAAAAGTATTGCGGTGTATTTCGATATTCTCAATGACTTCTGATAGTGAGAAAACCTTTCCCCATTTCATTTTTTTACATTCACCCATACATTTCACCTTGAATCTCTCTTCACGGTATCTAGTTCGATTAGTAAGCATTGATAGTTCTATATCGCCGGAAATAACTTTATTAAATAATCCATGTAAGTAAGTAGAAATCTCTTCTTCTTCAACTCCATCAACCCACATTCGTAATACTTTCGTTTGTGTTTCCTTTGCTAATTTAGTTTGTGCAACTCTCTTAGCAGAAAAACCAGTAAGGACAAATTCATCTTCTTCAAGATATTCTCCGTCTTTCCAAGTTATTAATCCAGCATTTCTATTTTTGGTAGCACCTACTCCTAACGATTTGTAATACTTTTCAAACTCTAAGGTTACAGGATGTTCTTCTAATCCTAATATATTAGGAAAGAAAGTTCTTACATAATCGTTAACCTCATTACAAACTTCTTTTGCTTTTTCTATATCATCACATTTAACATAAATAGAATCAGTGTGTCCGTAAACTACTTTCATTTAAAATCCCTCTTTGATTTAATATATTCTTTTCTTATTGATTTAAGTTCTTGTGTTGAGTTAGAAGGTATTTGTGTAGTGATTAGTTTCTGTAAATACACCGCTAAATCCATAGCCTCTTCTTGAGCGTGAATTAACCACTCTTCATTAGTTAAGTCATTTCGTTCCATAGTCTTATTGTTATATTTTAAATCAGCATGACCACACTTAGGACAGGGTTTTTCCACCCTTGCTTGCTCTGCTCTATTCTGAATTTTCTCACATACTTCATCTTCTATCTTACTCATTCTTCATCCCCCCAAAAAATATGATAAAAACATAACTTATGGTTTGGTAATATTAAATTATTACATTTATTTTTTCTACATTTTTTGCTCATTATAAATCATTGCTCCAATCTATTTTGGCTGTAATGGATAAAGTCTGTGGGGCTTTATCTAAACTCCAATCATCTCCTGCCCATTTAGCCATCATTCTACCTAATACCCAAATATGGAAAGTAGCCGTCATTCCCGATACTGCTTCTATTGAGAATGTTTGTTGGGCTTGTTCCATTGTTGTTGAATTTCTATTAACTCTTAATTTGAATTCTTCCATTTCTATTAAGCCATTATATTCTTTTTCTGTTAAGTTATGTAGTTTCACCATTTGTGTAATAGCCTCTGATAGTGTTATTGGTTTTTCATTATTCATAATTCTCTCACCTTAAATGCTGCTGCTCTAATTGCTTCTCTAGCACTAGCAGTAATACTAGCGGCTAAATCAATGTCTGCCCAACCAAATCCTTGATACGCCGTGATGCCGTAAAAACTCGCCATGAGCCTTTTGACCGCCATCTGATTATTATTCCATTTAATCTTATCATCTTTGGTTGATGCTTCTTTCATATTTGTTTTGTATTGGTTTCTTAATTCTTTCAGTCCAATTAAAGATTTAGGTAACAAACCTAATTCATCGGTCTTGTAGTAAAGCATATTCTCTTCTTTAACTTCACTAAAATCTCTAGGTATTGCTAAGTTAACTGCGAACTCAGTAGGAGTTGCAGATTTAGATTCCCAAGAAATATTCCGTGAAATTATCATTGATGGATAAAGAGAAGCAAAATCAAATGCCGCTACATTATGATGAAGTCCATTTGTGCCTTCAGTCAAAGGATTGTATATCATAGCCCCTTCATAATTAACCCGTTCTCCTTTCTTACCTGTCGGTGCTTTCCAAGAAGCATTACGCATGAAATATATTCCACCCATATTACTTGCATAGAAGCAAGCATCAAAGGGTGCGATTAGTAATTTTTGTAGTGCTAATACTGAATCAATACAATGGTTTTCTTCATCAATTCTTTTAATAAGTTCTACATCTTTTAAAGCATATTCTAAATATGTTTTAGTGTCTTCTAACCATGCCCTTCTAAAGAAGTCATTTTTATCAGGAAACTTTTCACTAACTAATTTATTATCTCCTAAAACAGTTTCAGAAATATAATCCAAAGCCATAGAAGGTAATGTTCCTCGTTGTGCATCGTTCCATTGTCTTTCAAATACTAAATCTAATGCTACTGTAATTAAACCTTTTATTGGTTGCGACACAGGTGAAGAATCATGTATATGTTTAGGATAGATTTTAACTTTATCTTCATTCCAAGAAACACCTCTAACTTCATTATATGGCGACAGTAATCTAGAATCAATATTATAAACAGTATTCCTTTCTATTAATTTAGGTAAGTCGAACTTCCATCCGAACCAAGAGATTAACATGTCGGGTCTTTTATTAACAATATATTCTAAGAATGCATTTAACATATCTTCTTCTGATGTAAATATATTAACATTCTTAATATCTGCTAACACCGTTCCACTAGGAAACCAAACAAAAGTATTGTACTTACTATCGTAGTTATCATACGCAACTATACATGTAATCTTACCATCATGTTCACCACCTATTTGCCATTCCATATCCCAAAAACACTTACGCATTTTATATTCTGGTATCTTATCAATACAATCAACAGTATAACGATAATGATGTGGGATGTCTGCTTCATAAGTATCAACACCTAATTCTTCTAATTGTTCTCTAATTTGATATTTAAGACTGGGAGATTTAGTTCCCCATGTTACTTTAACTAATAAATCACCATTAAGAGATTTCCATTCACCCATTTCATAATTTAACTCAATCTTAAACTTCCCTCTAGTATTGTTATCTTTAACTAACAAGTCAGTATGTCTAGTAGATGTAGCCTTAATAAAAAAGTAGTGTGGAAATTCTTTGAGAGTAACAATTTTTTCTTTAACTTCACCGTTCTCTCTCCACCTTAACCCTATTCCATTTTTTATTTCATTGATTATCATTTTTATTCCTCTTCCTTTTCGGGGCAGGGTTCATCACCGTCGGGGCTGTTCTTACATTCGGGGGTATAGCACTCGTCACACCATTCGCATTGTCCCACGCACTCATCCCACGCATCGCCGCACTCACTACACACGGAACAACACTCATCTGCTTGTTCTTCTGTCTCGTATCTCCCATCACAGGAAGAGTAATTTACACAACAGTAAATGTAATCGGTTTCGTAAAATCCTGTGTATTCTTGCTTTGCACTCATTTAATCAACTCCTATCCATGTAGGGTGCTTTCAATAATAATCTATTAGGCGATACAAACAAAACAGGTGAATCATCTTTAAGATATATATTCACTACGGTTTTAAAGAAACCATGAAAGAAACCTGTAAATTCTACAGTGGACTCATCACCATCTTGTGTAAGCATAGTAACAATAGTTTCATATTTATCAATATCAGTTTTAATACTAGACATAGTAAACACTCTATTATTATAATCAAATTTATATCTAGCGGTATTAATCACATCACATCCTTTTGTTGATAAGGATAAGTCTGATGCTAAAAGATGTATTTTAGTTTCAAACGTAGTTTTTCTAAAAGTGGGGAAAACTACATTCACATCTCTAACAGTTTCATTAAAAACAATTAACATATCAATCATATTCTTATGACTATGTTCTGTTACTAATGGTAAGGTAGCAGTAGATGCTTCATTAGAAATACATAAGAAATCACTCGCATCAAATAAAACATCACCAGTAAATCCTTTAAGATATTTTACTGTTTTTAATATATCTAAAACCGCTTCTCCATTTTCAAAATCAGGAGTAATTTCTAATGCTTCTCTAATTCCACAAACAGTTGTGTTATCTGCATTCCATAAATCTAAATTTCCACCTGTTAATGTTAAATATGCATATTCAGATAACATCCCATTTTTAGATTCAGCACCATTAAAGTATCTTCCTTTCAATGCTACACTTTCTATTAATTCACTTATTCTCTTTGCCTCTATTATTATTTTCATTGTTATTTAACTCCATTATAATTCCCCTGTTTTTAACTCAGGTATTCCATACCATGCATTACCTAATTCTTCTAATACGAAGATAGACCAATCCTTACCCACCATATTGGAATTAGTTTTACTTGCAACTAATTTTCCTTTGTATGTTGTTTTAGTCCCTAACTTCTGCTCGGTTATATTTATTATCTGCAATAATTTATGTGGTGTTGTCTTATACCAATCAGGGATTTCTCCTACTGCTATTGGCGCACCAATTCCTTCATATACTGGTTTCATATGTGTAATAAGAAATCTATTTGCTCTCAGTGCTACGAAAGGATTTACTATCCTATCATAAATATTATTCCTTACTTTCCAATCTAATGGACTAACTCTAACTGTATCTGAATCTTGTATAACAGAACCACTTCTTGCTGCATTCTTAACTAATGATTTCCTTAATACATCACTAGAACCTTCGTAGATTTTATCTACACCATCTAGAATAACTGCTTTGATATTACCATCTTTAATATCTTCTTCAGCCATTTTAATCCAAGTAGAACAGTTATGAAAAGTTTCATCCCAATCCATAGAGCCATCATTATTCCAAACATTAGGAACATAAATTTCTATGTTATCATCTCTATCCCAAGCAGAATCCCAAGTAGCGGTAGAACCATCATCTAAGTCAAGTATCTTAACTTTCATACCATTCTTAATTTCTTCTTCCGTTCTACAATCCATTGCTAAACCTGACTTACCAACTTTAGGTTTGCCAGTAATTCCTATTAATAGGAATTCTTTTTCAGCACTTTTTCTTTCTGCTATCTGTTGTATTATTTTCTTCTTTCTTTCTTCATAAGTGTCTAACATTATCATCACCATTATTATTAAAATTAAAGAGATTTAATATTTCATCTAAATCTACTCCATCTACTATTATTCTTATTTCTTTTCCTGAAGGGAAATGGAACTTAACCCAATATTCCCCCGTTTCATCATTCATTCTTCTTGTAGTAAAGTCAACTTTGGCTACATTGAACCAATAACTACCACCTTTAATTATTACATTATCTATTATTTCATATTCTTTCATATTTATTCCTCTTTTAAATTAAGGGGAGTTGCACCCCTAATAGCCAACAATTCGTGCATGACTACACTTTTACGAAATCAATCAAAGAACCAATCGGTTTCTTCTGATTCAACATGCTCAATTAACTCTGGGCTTCCGCCTCTAGCATTGATAACATATATTCCACTAACATTAATGGTTACTGGTCTTAATGCGCCTTCATCATCAGTTCCCTGACTAGTGCGCCCTACAATTATAACTTCAGAACCAATACCAAAATCAATTACTAATGATGAAGGTGTCCAACAAGTAGTGGCAGTAAAGCCATCATTATCAAAATTAAATTCTGTTGTTAAATCATCAATGTTAATTATCCTATTACCATTTCCAGTTGGGGTCATATTAATACTAGTAACTGTGCCATCAGTAACAATATATTTTTGTTTGTAAGGTCTTGCTGCTGCATTACTATGTGCCTGTTCTAAATCAACCAATGGACTGTAATTTTCAGTACAGTATTCCATAATTATATCTTGAACAACACCAAAGGGTTGCCTCTTATTATCATCTTCTTCTGCTAAATCATCGTTAAGAATTAATGATTCCATAGTTCTAGATTTACCACCAAAGATACTTGTATAATCTTCGTTCATAAAGAATGAATCAAAATGAACCCACTCAAACGTTGTTGGTGTAAATGTTAAACAAGACTCACCTTTGTAACTAAAGGCGAATGCTCCCATTCTTCCATCAACTTCTCCTACAAATATTCCTGTCCTTCTCCACTCTGAAGCCTTAGTAGGTTTACCATAGTTCTTTTTATTCCATTCTGCATCATTAGTATTCAATGGCACTAAAAATAGTCCATTATCTAATACTACATTATTTTCAGGTAGTTCATCCATAATTTTACTTCTTTCTTCACTATCCCTCATCATTCTTCCTTCGTATTTTCCATCATCTGTTGGAGCAAAAATTGCTACTTTACCAAGAGAGTAAGTTAAATCACTATCTCTATTGTATTCTTTAACTACTCTATCTCTATCTAAAGCCATTATATCAACTGCTTCATCTAACGATACAAAGAACCCAAACGCTTTCTTGTAGAAAGAATTGTTTGTGTTAGTTGGTTGTCTTTCGCGGGTTAGTATGTTTCTCGCACTACTAAAATACTGTCGCCAAAGACCTCTTGCTAACAAGGGTTCTTTAGATACATCAAGATTGTTCTTGGCACAAATGTCCTCAAACTTACTCATTGCATCTTCCTCGGTTAAACCGAGTATTTCTGCTGCTTTCATTATTTCATTTTTCATATCTTCATTCATTTTTATTTCCTCTTTTTTCTTTCATACTTTATTTCAACTAATCCTTCTGCTGCCATTACTAATCCGCACAACACCCAGAAAAAGTTTGAATCAACACTAATGTAGCCTAATGTGTTTAGTATAGGTAATACCATTAGTAATATACCACCTACCACAATTATCTCATACCTCAATATAAGATGATTAAAATCCTCTTTATCAACAACTCCATCTTTATTAAAATCTAAAAATCTCTTTACCATTTTCTTCTCCCACTCCTGTTACTATTATGTAGCATTTTAATTAATACTCTAAGTCCTATAAACGCGAATAATATCTCTATCATTTTATCATTTGTCCTATCATCCAAGATGCTAAAACCTTTGGATTCATGTTTCCACTTCTCCATTCTGCTTCACCAATAATGCGAAGCATCTTAAATTTATAATTAGAATCACTTTCAGTGTCTAACACTGTTGTATGTAAATTAATACATATAGTTTTCATATCAGTAGAATCGTAAATCATAGTGTGAACCTTCTCTAAAGCATTTTCATATTTATTTTCATTTATCATTTTTATAATTTCAGAGTATGGTTTCATATTCATGTCTATTTGATATTGGAGAGTTCGCTTGCTTGCTGATGATGCTTGCAATTCGTTGATTCCTCGTCTTAAATCACCCTGCAAATAGGTAATAAACTTATCTAATTGGTCATCAGAATGAGTTTTAACATCTTCTTTTAACAGAATATCAGTCAATATGTATTTCATATCTTTAGTATTAAGACGCTTGAAATTATAATTAGCACACCTCGACATTAGAGGATTAATAATTTTATATCTATCATTACAAGTAATAATAAATCTACAATTATCAGAATATCTTTCCATGATTCTCTTCAATGCATTTTGTGCATCTTTAGTCATACCATCCATTTCATCTAATAGTATTATTTTGAATGGAACATCACCAATTCTTTTAGTAGAAGCAATCTCTTTAATTTTATTTCTTACTGTTTCTAACTTTCTATCATCAGAAGCATTAATCTCAAAGAAGTTATTTGTTATATTGTTTTCTAATATCCCATTTGCTAATGATATTGCGGCGGCTGTTTTACCAATCCCTGCAACACCATACAATAAAACATTAGGCATTTCTTTATTCAAAACCCAATGTTCTGCATCCAACACAAAATTAGTTTGACCTATAATCCCACTAAGTTTTGTTGGTCTATATTTTTCTGTCCATAATTCACTCATTTTTATTCCTCATTTTTTTAATAGGTATATATTTCCAATACCCTTTTTTTATTTTTTTAAATTCAGTCATTCCTACTAATAGATTATGTATCACTTGTTTATTAGTATTGACTTTTCTATGTAATCTGCCTCTATTATTTTTATAAGTATTAATAAATAACATTATCTCATTAAAATCTAATATCTGATTGATGTATTTTTCACCATACTCTATTAGAGCCTTTTTTCTATCTTGGTGTTTTTTATGACTTGCCACTATAACCACTTGTCTAATGTTGGAGTAGGTAAAACAATATTATCTATTTTTCTAACTTTCTTTTCACCAAGTTTTAATAATCTACATTCTGAATTATTCAACTTAGTCATAGCATATTTTTTAAATTCTTCATTTTTAAGAAGGTCTTGAATCAAATAAGTTTCATGTCTTCTTAATCCTAATCTACTAGCGATACTACCTAACTTAGAATATTTCCTTCTGGTAGGCATAACCATCTTAGCACTTAGTTTACCATTATGAGAATATGCTAATAACTCATAAAAATATGAATTGTTCCAGCGTCTTTTAACATTGTTATCTATAAACGCTATTTTGTTAGGGTTTATATTAGGAACAATCCAAGATAATAATTGATTATCTGCTGGTGTATTTATCTTAAGTTTTAATGCAACTTCATCTCTATCTCTATTAGTTAAATATTCTCTTGCTAAAGTGAACATATCTACTTCATAATTAATAGGTTCATCTGCTCTTGGTGAAATGTTTTTCACATCTATTTTTTCCGTTGGTCTTTTCATATCACATAAATTATATATTGTAGGCAACACTGCTTTTTTACTATCAGAAATTAATACTACTTGTCCTGCATATTCTAATATAGTTTTTTTAATTAAATCATTATTTGGTTTAAAGTGCATCTCATCTATTATAATTCCTCTATCTTTAGGAATACTATAATTATCTACAATATTAAACTCATTGGCATACATTACTATTGGACTATCAGAAACAAAACTTCTTGCTCTTTTCATTTTATCCATAGCAGTATTGCCTAAAACTATTAGTGGCTTACTGCTCATGTGTTCCTTGCTTATTTTTATTAAACTCATTTATTCTTACTTCCATTATTTGTTCATAATTACTATTACAATTGGGACACCGAACTTTTAATATGTACCATTTAACTTCTTTTTCTTCTTTTATACCTGCATCACAATAAAAATCATTACAACCACAATCATTGCAACCATCCCAAAGAGCCTTGTGAATATGATATTCTAATATCTCTACATCATCAACTTTATTTTTAGGTTTATTATCTAATATATTTAGATAACACATGTTACACATGTCTTTATTTGATGAAGTATTTCTTAGATTACATCTAACACACTTCATATTAAATACCCCTTTAATTCTATTATTTCATCAAGACCCTTCATAGTTTTATGTGAGTTTTCTCCTATTAACTTTTTAACATTAATAAATATATCCCAATTATCACTAAAAGATACTGAAACAATATCATATGTTTCTACAAATTTAGATATATCATTTAACTTAGATATAATCAGAATAGGTCTTTGTCTACTTTTTGATTCAGATATTTTATATTTACTTTCTATATTGTTTTGAAGGAAACAACGCTGAAGTGCCAACAACCTTTCAGCATTGCTTCTAAATACTATTGATAATTTAACTCTATATCCCATACTATATCTTTCGGCTTTAATAATTGATACTGTGGGTTTTGCTATTATTGAACAAATACCAAGAACCACATTCCGGTCTAACATATACTTGCCTTTGGCTGTAGGTAATTAATATTTTACCTATTGTTTTTAACATCTTCTAAAGTATTGCAATCATATGGGTGTTTATCATTTCTAATTCTCTCTACTCTAGGAAACCTTAATCCATAATTACCATTAGAATCTTGTGATATTAAATCACATCTAACTTCTAAAACTATTCTAGGCAATACATAATACACATCCGAAGAATAGTTATCTATTATCTTCTTAAGTTCTGTTGTTAGATGTAGCAAATCACTATCTGATAATCCAGTGCCTACTTTACCTATACTTTCATATCCATTTTCAGTTTTTACTGAAATTCCAAATGAACTAAACACACCTGTCCTTCTACCTTTACCATATTCAGCAGAAGTAATAACTACATCTAATTCTATTCTAGAAGGTTTATGTTTCAATATATTATTACTCCTACCGCTTTTGTATGGGGCATTTAAATCTTTAATCATAATACCCTCAAATCCTCTATTAATAGCAATGTTATATGCTGATTCAATCGAAGTATCTATATCAAAACTCCATACTCTATTTTCTATTGGAAAATCCAATAGATGTGATAACCTTATTTTATATGGTTCGTCAATTAATAACTCACCCATGTATTGTATAATATCAAAAATTACCATTTTAACTGGGCATTTAAGCAAGGCTTCTTGTTTATCTTTGGAATGTACCCTTGCCGCCATTTTCTTGTGTGGTGCAGGGTCTATACTACCATTTTTAATTATGGGATATATTTCAGTATCTAAAATACAACTATTGGCATTGAAGTGTGAAACCTGTTCTGCTACATCAGGAAACTGATGAGTTACAAGTTTACCTTTTCTATTAAAAATCATAACATTTTTATTATCTTTATGTATTTGATACCTATTACCATCATACTTTATGTCTAAAATATATTCTGAAGGTAAATTAGAATTATAGGTTTTAGCCAATGATGGTTTTAGAAACATTCCTGTTTGTATAGTAGTAGGTGGTGTTCTACCTGATTCTAAATAAGAAAATACTATTGAAACATGTTGTATATTAGATAATTTAATTACATTATTATTAGGAAATCTTTTATTTATTGCCTTAACAACAATTGAATATGAAACTCTATTTCTAGGATTCCTTAACCAATATCTAATAAACCATTTAATCTCTAAATCAGACATATCTTTTATTGCACTAGCAAAAATAACATATGAATTACTGTTAATACTAGAACAATCTAATAATAATAAGGAATAAACTTCTTTAATTGAAAGTTTACTATCTTCTTTACTAGGTAAATACTGATACAGTCCTTCTCCTATATCTCCCCACATTTCTTCTTGACTCTTAACTTCTTCTTCAAACAACTCTAAAGCATTAGCAACCCAAGTTACTGCTCGTTTATTACCAATAGAATTAGTTTCTAAATTTAGAGTTAGAATATCTAACACTAATTTAGGATTAGAAAACGAACTCAAAGATTCATCTATAATTTTAATTTTATCCTTGATACTATTAGTTATTTCTATTGCTTCACACATTTTTGATAATCTACTCAGACTCATCCTTGTTTGCCTCATTTTTATTATTAATTTTTTGAAGTGCCTTAATTAAAGTAGGCAATTCATCCATATTTATTCTTACTCCTTTTCTTGTTGGTTTACCATCAGAATACCATCTAATATCTACCACTTCAATTTTCCAAAAAGTTCCTGTTTTGATTAATAGTTCTGTTGTAGCATTTCTAGGAACTCTTGCTATTATATCCATATCATCACTCATGTAAACCACCCTTCTTTAAATCGAGTTAATTCTTTAACACTATTAAAATATCTAGGAGATTCTAATTTGTCTAATCTGCTTGCTATCCATATTACTCCACCTAAACTACTTATCTTTGCAATTTCATATGTTGTTCCTTCTTTACATTCAAATATTTCTTCCGTGTTAACTTCAGGAACTAAACCATATTGTCTAGATAGTTCTAATGCTATATGTTCTAAATTATTAGAAACATATTTGACTATAAGGTTTCTTTGTATTGGGACTTTAGCATCTACTACTAATTTCATCTTACCTGTTTTATCACAAACCTTACATTTATTGCCTTCACAAATAGGGCAAGGTATTTCTGCTGGTAATGGTGCAGGGAAATGAACAGTCAATGCTTTATTATTCATTCTTGACCATTCCATATACGATAATTAACATTATAATATACTGTTACATCGAATGGAAAGGTTGGAAATATTAAACTTGCATTACCAAATTGGGGAGCATAGCCAGCATTCCATGTAAAATTGTTTTGTTCAAGATGGCCTTCGATAACATATGTATAATTATGAAAGTAAACAGTATTATTTACTACTTCAAAACTTAGATGTGTAATATTATATTGGAAACTATCTAACTCAATTAAACCATGAGAACTATTAACATTTATCCAAATAGTTTCTTGTGTAGAATTATTAACATCATTAATTAAATAAGTAAATGACCCATTAATATTAATCCATTCTTTAGGGGTTTCCGTTTCTTCAGCAAATACTTCTTCAGGGTTAGGAATAGAACATCCTGCTAATAGAATTGATACAAATAATATCGCAATAAATTTCTTCATTATTCTTCATCTCCAAACTTTAAGTATAAAAATAATCCAAATTCTTCTAATGTTGTTTGTCTGCTATTCTCTTCAGTTAATGTATTCATTTAAAATTCTCCTAATTGTTTTTGTTGTAATTTTACATTTTGTTTTTCTTCTTTCTTTAAATCCTTTTCATGTTGAACTAACATCATAATTTCAAATGCTCTATTTAATTTTTTATCGTCGTTAGTTAAAGGAACTAAGTCGCCCTCATCTGATTCGCGTAAACACTCATCTAATAACTTTCTCATATAACATACTAAACCTATTAGTTCTTTATTATCCTTGAATAAAGATTTAATCCCCTTACCAATATTAGCATGGTTTTCTAATAATTCTTGTTTATCCATTATTCTTCACCTTCCATCATAGGTTCTACATCACCAAAATTAGTTTGTTCTAATAATCCATAATAAACTTTCTTTGCTGAAAAAGTTCCCTTTTCATATCTAGCATTATCCATGTTCACTGCAAGGTATTGATTATCACCTAACACAATAGCACTTTTCATAATAGGTTGCCATGTCTTTACTGTTTTCCAATCTGTTCCACTAAGGTAAGCCTCACCAAATGGATGGGTATGAATCCATGATTTAATTGGTATTCTCATTGGCGCACCATTTACTAATTCATCTTCATGATTTTCAAAAGATACATATGATGCTGAACCACTACTGATATACAAATCATCTTTGTCGTCAATAACTACTTGCACTTCCATACCATCTAATACATCCATAGACATATTCCAAATTGATGTTAAAAACACCTCACTATCTTGGCAAGGACTAATAAAATTAACACCACCTTCGGTATTATTCATATCCTTATATACATCTCTGATGTGGTTCTTCCAATCAAAGTCTTTCATTGCTTTATTTTCTTCTTCTTCTTCTTTTTCTATTTTTTCTTCATTCATATTTTCATCTCACTTCTTAACTGCTCATCTATTTTATCTAATTGTTCATCGTTCATATTGTGATAAAGATAATGTAGCAACTCGTAATATACATCTGCCTTCTTAGGATTAGGGTGGAAGTCTTCATCACCCTTAAATTGAGTCTGTGGGTCAACTGTTCCTTGCGTCTTGATATGCACACCACACCAGTTCTTTCCTTCTTGTGCGCCATTTTTACATCTAGTGGGCATCCATCTTGGTTGTTTGACTAATGCTTGGCATTGATATTTCTGCTTAATTGGACTCGGACTCATTATATTCCACCCATCTGTTCTACAATAACATCTCTCTTATTTTCAAATTCATGAAAGGCTCTATGACCTGCTATGAATCCACCAGCATGTCTTTTAGTTCCTAAAAATTCCTCACCACAAGCAGGACATGATACCTTTACTACTTGTGCTTGAAGATAATAACCATCAGTTGCTATTACATTCATTATATTCCCTACATCTTCTTCTATTATATCATCTATATCTGTATCTTCTACCATTTTATTCATTCTCCTTTAATATATCTTTTACTTCACTACAGTGAACACAATAATATCCCAATGCTGTTCCGTCATCATAACGGGATTTATGGGATATTCCCTTCATTAATTTCATTGGTTCTTTACAAGTAGGGCAATTATTTGTTGAGTCATTGCTCATGTTTTCCACCACGCTAATGGTTTTATTTTTTTAGGTGGTAATAACTCCGTTTGTGTATTGGCTTCAATTATTTTCGATTCTATTTCTGCTATGGTAATCCTTTCTGTTGGCAAACTTCTGCTATACTGTTCCTTCCATATAACTTGAATACAATCATTACACAATCTTCTAGTGTTTGCCAATTTTTCTGGAACGGGTTCTGCTTCTGCACCACATAGAACCCTATCTAATATATTGAAATGAATATACTTCATTCTTTCGCCTCATATGCAGGATGTTTCTTAGGAAGTTTATGTTTCCTACTTTTAATTTTATTCTGAATCTGTTCACATATAGAGTTTGCACCACTATTAAATCGCTTAGTTAACAACTCTAACTTCTTATCATCTTTAGGACACATTCTATCTTCTAATTCAGTAAAGTCTATTTTATTAATAATATATCTTAACACTTCATACTCAACATGAGCCTTTGATGATGCCCTCATACATGCACCACCATTTTATCTGCAACATCATTATTATCATTAAACCATCGTTGAATCCATTGAGTTCCAATACCTGCTATTGCAATATGCATTGAATTAACATCTTTAGCAGAACCATCCCAATCTCCATTTTGGCAACTAAATGAACCATCTGCACCGGCAAGTAAATCCGGTATTAATATAGGATTAACTTTGTAAGAAATCAATACTGCATTTCTACCTTGCGCTCTAAGGTCTAACCATTTTACAGGACAATCTTCTCCATGTCCTTCTTTATACATTAATCTTCTAGCCGCAAGATTATCAACACAACAAATTACAAGGTCATAAGGATGTTTACCTTTATATCCATGCATTTGTTTAGATACTAATACTTGAAATTCTTCTCGATTAATTATAGCAGGTTTTATCCCTACTGAATTACCAACAACGCTTACTTTTGTTTTACCAACATCACTTACATTAAAATTCTGATAAGATAAATTCTTTTCTTCTACTTTATCGTCATCATAAATAGTAATGTGATAAAGTGGTTGTCTTCTCTCACTAATTCTTTCTAGGAAAGATACAAGATAACTTCCTATCCCACCTGCTCCTATTATCAATATTTTTCTTTGTTTTAATTTTTTTATTTTCATTTTTATTGCTCCTTTATTATTTCTATTGCACATCTTAATGCTTCATCACTATTACCATCAAAATTTCCTGAACTGAGAATAACTTTTGCTATTTCTTCAGGACTTTCTCCATTTGTTATCATTATTTCTATTTCACTCATTATACTCATATTATCTCACCCCACTTATTATATTTTTAATAGTATATTGTCCTAATTTAGTTTTATCTAAATTAAGATTAATACAAATCTTTCTTGATGTGTCTTTAATGGTTTGTACCGATATATTACAAGTATCTTTAAGGGCAGATTGAGTAATATTTAATGAAACATGTGTTCTACCTACCATCCATATTGCCGTTATTATGTGGGTTCTTGTGAAGGTTAAATTAAAATCATCATAACATCTTTGTATATAACTCACAAAATTATAACAATCAAATCTAACATCATTATTAATATCAGGTGTCCCTTTTATAGAATTTAAATTTAATATAATTTGACTAATAATATCTTCAACATTTAAATCGCTAAAAATATGTGCTTTACCAAACCTTTTAGTTAGTTTTTTAGCAGTTCTCATTATATTTTTAGTGGGTATTTTACTTTTCTTTGAAAAACCCTTCAATGAAATAGGAATACCTTTTTCTTTAAGCACATAATATACTATACCTGCGGCTACATCATCAATAGGTAGTCCTCTTATTAGGTGTTCTTCTTTAAGAATTTTATATTTTAAATAAACCTCAGAAAGAAATGGTTTACCACTATAATAAGATAAAAATATACTTGATGAAAACTTAAATTGTCTTTCTGTTTTATTATAAGTTGTCCATATATGTTGATTATATAATATATGATTATCTGACGATTTAACATCTGATAATGAAATAATAGAACCTAAACTTAGTTGCTTTGTCTTTTCTCTAAAGAATTTTTTATTCTTCATAGGAGAACTTGTTTCTTCAAAAATATCTACTGATAAAATCAGACCGCAATCATTACAAATAGTTTCACCTAATCTTTCATCAAAGGAAGTTGTAATACAATTACATTCTGAACATTTCATTTTACATTCCTCTTTTGTTCTTGCTTTAAAGCATATTCATTTGCCTTTGATTGATTCCAACTATTTAATTTCTTTCTATCTAATCTCGGCATAATTACATCCCCATTAATTAATTTCGTAGTTATAAGGGGTTTAATTGTATAGAGATGATGTGCGGCTATTCTTTCATCAACCAACGCTAATGCTCTAGCAACTAATTGGTCGCCAATACTAGACCCTCTAGACACATTATCAATACAAATACTACCTGAAAGATGCATTCCATGCCAATTACCTTTCTCTTTAGAAGGGGTTTTAATTTGGTAGGTTACTACATCTTGTGTTCCTCGCTTCATACCTTTACCAATATACACTATAACCCAATCAGAATATTTCCCATGTACAAATAATGCTTTATTTTGTGGGTTACGAAACTGAACAAAATCAATAGCAGGGTTTTCTGCGGCAATATCAAATAACAATTTAGTTGCTCTATCTTCTATTAAATCAGATGTTCTATGTTGTAATAACCACTGCGTCATTTTAGATAGTTCTGTTCTTGAAGGTGGTTCACCCATTAATTGTTCCCATAAGAACTCATTAGTAATTCCTACTTTCCATGTTTTACTTCTCTTCTTATTATATTTAAAATAATCAATAAAAGTGCTTAATTCTTTTGTTTTTAATGCTCCCCAAATACCATCAGATATTTCTAATACACATTCTTCTTCATTAATTAATTTAGTATTAATTACTACTTCTGTTTTTCTCATTTCATGTTGAAAATGGTAAGGCGTTCTATTTTCTAAAGCATAAAGAACATTATGAGGAAATAGTGTTACTTTTCTCATATACTGAAATAATTGTTGTCTACATCTAGTTAATGAAGCCCTTAATATGATTTTACTTATTGCTTTAATAAGGTCTGCTTTATTTATCAAAATACCATTAATATAATATCTTTTATTAGTTCTACCATAAAATAACATCATAGAACCATTAATATATTTAAATGTAATTGTGTTCATAAAATTAGTCTTTTTATTATCTCTAACCTTTGTTGGGAATAACGAATCATTAATAGTTGTAGATATAGTGTGTAAAACAGGGTCATCTTTATTATTTCCTATAGTTACTCTACCACAATTAATAACTTTCTCACCACGATTATTTAAACCACGGCTTTTATAAATAAAACCTGTGCCTTTGGGTTTAACAAATTCTTTTGAGTATAACTTACTAAACAGAATTTTGTCCTTTTCTTCTGCTCTAAACAAAAAACTAGAATTTATTGTGTTTCCGCCATCACCGACAGTTGGTATTGATAATTTTATTTTCATATTTATTTCTCCATTTATTTTTTTTATTATTTATTTTAACATCTATTGAATAGTAGATATAATTCTCTAATTCATCTATAGTGTTTATTATTGCATATCCATGCATTACATAATATACAATATTTTTAATTAATTTAGTATGGGATAATTCACCCTTTTTTCTTGCATTGAAATTACTTCTAATAATATATTTACCCTCTGTATTTTCTACAATATCTATTATATCTTCTTCAATAAGTAAAAAGTTATTTTCTTCTACTAAAGTAGGGTAATTTTTTAAATTAAATTTCACAAGTTCCACCAGCACAAGCAATTTCAGATTGTAGATTAGTATTATCATCTATTTCTACAATATCTTGTAGATTAAAATTAGAATCTTCTATAATATTAACCATTTCCTCAAATTTATTCTTATCAATAGTTTCAAATGGTGCTTGTGTATAATTACCACCATCATACGGTAATAATGCTATACCATTGTATGAAATTCTGTTATCCCACATCCATTCACCAACTTCTTTCCATTCATTAGGTTTCACACTAACAGTAGCAGATACATTATTTGTGTTAATACCATTGTTATGTCCATTCTTTACCCAATTAGTTGAAATATATTTAATACGGTTAAGTAAATCTAACGCTGATTCATCATCTCTTACAATGCTATTTTTATAGGGTGCTTTTTGAGGTAATGATAACACAGCAGAATGTTCTGAAGAATAAGATTCTCCCGTAGTTTTATTGTGTTTAATCTCACACTCTATTAATTTAGGAATATTCTCTAATAAATAATTATAAATAGGTTCTTTTTTACCTATTCTCATTCTTCTAATATAGTATTTAGAATGCCATGCATGAATACCACTACTTGTTCCTAATATTAGGCTAGTTGTTCCAGCAGGTTTAACGCAAGTTGTTCTTGCCGATTGATTAATTTTCATTAATTGTGAGTAATACTGATTTTTTTCTTTAACTAAATCACTAGCATTAATTAAATTTAATCCTTTAATTTTATTATTAGCAATACCCGTCATAGATATTCCAATTAATGCATCTTCTTCAGTTGTTTGTTTCCATATAGGTCGTAAATAATGAAAATCTGTATATGTTGCTTGTAATGTTCCTAAAAATGTAGCAGCCTCTATTCTTTTTTCTAAATCTAATTGGTCTTTAACATTAGCAACATTTACTTCACAAAGATTACAGAAACTATATGGTTTTAAACTTATTTCTACACAGGGATTTGTTCCCCACTCTGTATCGTTGGTGAAATAGAATGCAGGTTCTCCACTACCATTATTTTGAACTTTATTCCATAGAACCTTAAAATCACTTTGGGTAACTTCATTCCTATCTAATACAGCAGAATTATTCGCCATACCTCTTTGTTCATTAAAAGTCCACCATTCACCACTTTTACAGTCAATCATTTCATTATCATCATAACTAAATAAAGCAATCATTGCTGAACGTCTAATACCACCTGCTAATACTGCATCTGCAATATAACAAAGAATATCATGTGATTCTAATGGAGTTAATTTTTCTCCATTCTGTTTACTATTAAAAACATTAGAAATGTTCTCTAAACATCTTTTTAGAATCATTGGGTCAGGAGATTTACCACCAGTAGTTTTTAACAAAGTTCCTTCGGGTCTAATCTCACTTAAATCAAATACAGGGATATAATCTATTTCTCCTATATTAGATTGAATCAATACTTTCACTGCATCGGCATAACCGATAATTGTATCTTGAATAATATACTTCATAGAATATGTTGCTTTTTTAATTGGCGGTAATTGTTCTATGTGTTGTTTCTGAACAGAATAACCTACTCCTGTTCCGCCCAACAAAAGATACATAGTTTCTGAAAATGATAAAACATTATCTATTGGTAAGTAAGCACAATTGTATATTCTATTTGGTGAGCGTTCTATTGCTCGCCCTGCGAATTGCATAGAGCGCATTGATGGTAGTATTAGTTTTGGAATTACATAATTATCATAAACGTCATATAGTTTATGTAAAAGTAAATTTTGAGTATTAATATTTTTATAGTCGTTTGTTATTTTATTTTGATGCATTATTAGATTTCTTACACAAGTTTCTTCCCAAGTTTCTCTTCTATTTAGTTCGGGTTTGTGTTTAGCATATTTAGTAAAATGCGTTATGTCTGATGCAAATTGAGTTTCTTTATACATGTTTTTTTCTCCTTTAAATAAGATTTAACGGGCATCCCACCCATTAGATAACAACTCCCGTTATTGGGATTACTAAACAGTCAGACTAGACCTATAGTAATTACCGATAGACATTATAGTCTATAGTAAGATATACTTAATATTTACAGATTTACTGACTTCCGCCAACAAGTGCTGGTACTAAGTTAACAGACTCAACATCATTCCAATCTACATTGACTACAGATTCCCTAGAAATCATATCTCCGTCAACATAAACCCAATGTGTTGGGTGTTCTGCTATTTGCTCACACATTTCAACTGTATTAACAACTAAATTTGTGTCGCCTGTTTCATTCATTATTCTTAATTTCATTTCTTTAACCATTTTTATTCCTCTATGTTTGTGTGTTTAAGACTCACTTTGTCTTTGTGCTGTTTCTAATTGTGTAATATACGATTTTAACTCGCGCTTATCACCAAGTAGTTGCATTTGCATTGCTTCGTAAACATCAACCTTCTGTCTGAATGACTGAAGAGTTCCTTCTAAACCCTTAGCATATTCTAAAAGACGATTGAAATCTTCTTGCAATGTATTTAATGGCGTTTGCATAGCCACATCTTCTGATACTTCTTCCGTTACTTCTTCTTCTGTTTTCTTATTTTTCTTTGCCATATTTACATCCTCATTCTTCATCGGGGTTTAAAAATTCGTCGTTGGAAACTACCGCCCCTTCTTCTGTAATAATTCTTCTATGTAATATATTAATAAGTTTATCGGCCTGTTTTTCTGTAGGCTGTTGAATATTGACCACTACCCTTCTCATATCTCTTAGAAATCGTCGTTCCCAAGCATTTCTTGCTTCACCTGTTGTGAATGGTCTGATACCAAAATAATCACATCCCTTCAAAAAATGATGTTGGTCTAAATCATTTTCATTAGTTTTAATTATTTCATTACGAATAACATTATCAATTAATGCTAATTCTTGATACCTTTCTGAATCCTTTTTATCTTCAATTTGAATTATAGTAAGAATTCTATTCATATTAATAAGAAAATGAGCAATATCATTAATTAGTCTTTCATTAGGAAATCCCCTCTTACTATTTATTTGACTTCGTTTATTATCAGGATGATTCCATCTCCAAACAATAGAAGCCATTTGATAATCAGGGTGTCCATATATACCATTACTTGATTTGCGAATATATGTTTGAGGTCTGTAGTCCTTTAACGTTTCATCCCAATATTTCTTTCCTGTCTTTTTCACATTTATTCTTAAATCTAAATCCTTTATATTATTAAAATTATTAGTAAACTCTTCACCATCTAATTCCCACCATGAATCCTTCACCAAGGATTGAACTGCTGTTTGTTTCCATTCAGCAATCATTTCTTCGGTAATGGTTCTCTTATCTACTTTCAATACCTCATTAATATGTCTTAATACCATCCAATTGTTAATACAACTAGAACCTACTATTTCTAATACATTAGTGATAGTATTTTCTATTTCAAAATGGTATCTAATATTATGACCACATAAACAATGATGTTTATGGTTACTAGGATGATTATTAATTTCCAATAAAACATCAGGATGATTATTATAATGTCTATTAGTGTCCCAAGTTTTACCTGTTATTCTCCATTCCTGTTTAGCATCATCATATTTATCAGCATTAGATAATTCTAATAATTTACCAGTCAATCTAGGATAATTATTACTTTTTATTTTAAGTTGTTCTTCAAATATATCTACACTCATTCTAAATCCATCCTTTCATTATGTCTTTGTTCTCGTAGGAAACCATCAAGAAGCATATCTAGTTTTGAATATAGTGCTTCAGGTAATCCACCAATTGTTTTTCTATGTAGAGATAACCATATTAAATTATTTTGATTTAAAACAACTTTAACTTTATCATCTTCATTCATAGTTATCACTATTGGTGGCATCTCATCATCAGATACCATTCTAAATTCTACATTGCTTTCTTTATTCATATTCATTCCTCTTCTTCAGTAGTATCAAAAACAGGATGCCAATGTTTATTCAAATCTTCACTACTGTATATTTCATTAGTATTTGAATACCAAAAAACATTACCTATATCTGTAACTGTGCTTTTTACAATTGTAATTATAGAACTATTATGTTTATTTTTCCAAGTAGTTCCCTTCACATCATCCATACCTTCGGGTATAGCAGCACTCATTCTTAATTCATCATTCAATTTTTTTCTTTCTTTATTATTCATTTTTATTTCCTCATATTTGTTCGCCATAATCTTTTAATTCATTATAAACTCCATCCATAGTTGCTCCTATAACTATTAATGCATCGTCTATTATTACCTTTCTCATTGGCGTTAGAGTAGGTAATTTTTCATATGCTTCAATCATTTTATTGTAATGATGTTGCATTGCTTGTATGTTATTTATTATATCTTCAGTTACTATTCCTCTTCCCATAACTCATCCTCTCCTAAAAGGGTTTTTTGAGCCTTAAATCTAGTTATTATTTTTTTAAGGTTTTTTCTACTAGTTGCAGTGATAAAATTCTGTCCACCTTTTAAGAATAAAACTATTTTATACACATCCCCCTTTCTTGTTGAAGGATAGATAAACCTAGTTAACTCATCATTAGGTTTTAATTTACTCCATGTGAATGCTTGAACATCATCTATACAGACAACACCATTAGTAAATCTTGCATAATGTTTTCGACTAAAATCTTCTATTGGCATGATTAACAATCACACCGAGAAGGCAATACATCAAAACATTTTATACCTTTATGAAACCGTCTATCCCTACCACAATATCTACTTTTTTTATTTCGCATAAATTTTACGACATAAAAAACACTGTTTTTAGTCTAAAAACACACTTTTTGCATCCGGCATAATAACCAATAGCCACATTGTTATCACCAGTAGTTATCACCAGAACCATTTCGCATGTAATAATACTAATTCTTAATTATCCTTAAAGTATTAATTAATTCCATGTTTATCATAGAAATCTAATGTATCAATATACTTAATATAATCTTCCATAGAACATGGCATACATGGTTCAATTACTAAACCACCTTCAGGAAGTTGCACTGCTACTAAACCTGTATCTTTACATTCTTTACATTTAACCAATTCTCTCACCTACATAATTCAAAGTTTTCTTTGCTCTTGTGATTGCCACATAACAAAGATTCTTTTCTTGTTGCTTATCTGCTGCTGACTTTGCCATAGGATGAGGCATAAGTTCAGGTTTTAATATCCAAATGTTATCTCTTTCAAGACCTTTGGCTTTGTGAATAGTAGAGAATACAACGCCTCTCTTTTTACCATCACCAAATATAGCCTTAATGTTATCAAGAATACCTTGAACACTACTTGCATTTTTAGTGAGATAAATTATACATTGATGTTTATCTTCAACAGATTGAACCATTCGTTCCTTATCTGCTTTCTTCAAAACATCTACTTGATATGAAACATGTTTTTCTAATAAAGGTAGAAATTCTGCAATAGACATATCCATATTCTTTGTTACCTTCTTTACTAGAAGATTCAAACTATAACCAATATCCCTACCTAATACATAAGCAGGAATACCTTGTGAAATTAATGAGAAACAACTTTGAATCAAAGGTGCATTAGTTCTACATAAAACTAAGTCGCCAACTTTTGGCTCAAAATCTGCATTAGTTTTAACTACTCCTTCTTCAGCATCTTCTCGACATGTATAATCTGAAAAGAAACGATTCGCTTCTTTAACTACTGACTTAGGACATCTCCATGTAATGCTAAGAGTAAACTCTTTCACATCCTTAGAAGATTGATATAACCTATCTTGAAATAATTTCATTGAAGCACTGTCTGCACCACGAAATCCATAGATGGCTTGCTTTGGGTCGCCCACTACAATCATCCTACCACCATTACAGGTTTTCAAAATTAATTGCCTTTGAACTTCATTGAAGTCTTGTGCTTCATCAACAAATATTACATCATAATGTTTAACGCTTAAATCCATAACAATTGGAAGCCAAATCATATCATCAAAATCAACGATTGATAAATCCATACAATTGTTCTTTATTGTAGGGAGATACTTCAATGCGTTATTCATTTCTAATACGCCATCGAACTCGATGTTATATTCATCCATAATTTCTTGAATTGCTTCTCTATCATCCCATTCAATCATAGTTGATTTAATCAAACTAACTAATTTAATTAATTGTGATGTAGATTTGAACTTCCTACCCATTAGGTTGCTTACTATGTTGTAGGTTTTCTTATTATCAATCTTACAATTTCTTTTAACCATCTTAATAGATGATAGACCTAAACTATGAAATGTTTTTGCTTCACAATCATCAGGTAATTTCTTTGCCAATTCAGTTGCAATTGCTTTGTTAAATGCTAAGAAGCATTTGCTACCAACAACATGTTCAGCACCTTCAACAATTGTAAATGTTTTACCAGTGCCAGCACCAGCATATACCATCATATGTGAATCACCATACGTCATTTCTTTCCATATTTCTTCTTGTTCTTTTGTTCCTATTATCATTTTTATTTCCTCTTATTATTATTATTATTGAATGTTAGGAAAACTGCTTATCCCACCACAGGATTAAGAACAATACCGCTTGGGCAATGTGCATAATGCAATTTATTACTTATTCAAAACCTAACTCAGTATATTCTCTAAGTTCTAGAGAACGTGTTGAGTGTGAAGGGACTTACTACAATGGCAAAAAGTAGTAAGCCCCAAATCAGGGTAATACCTGAAAAGTGTTTGTGAAATGTATGGGGAAAGAAAAAACGTGCTATGCCGTTTTACGCGAAGGTGATGTAATCATATTAGTCAAATGTGAT